AGTCACAGCCTCTGATACACGATTCATTCTTACCCCTTATAATCCCTGCATGTCCAAGCAGGTCCCGACACATTACCGCAAACAACCGATTCAGCCCATCGAAATCATCGAAGCCTATGGTCTCGACTTCAAGCGTGGCAATGCATTGAAGTACCTACTCCGCGCAGGTTCTAAACCTAACGAAGAGAAGAACGACGATCTTCTTAAGGCTGTCTGGTATCTCATCTGTGAGATGCACAGCATCGAGCTCGCCGATGAGATCAATCAACAGCTGTTAGTTGATGCCACTCGCGATGCCTAGATATCGACACGTCGCCTCGACTGCTTCGTCCCAGGAATAGGCGACAAACCACAGGTAAGCATCACCAACAGACTCACGAAACGCGATCTGTTGTGGCGTTAGTTTGTTCTTGCCTGACTTCATCTCGATCCACATCCCGCAGTGCTGTCCCATTTGAACCGGGATGAAGATGTCCCAGACGCCGGCCTTGAGTCCTTCGGACTTCATGCGGCCACCTGTGGCTTTTGACCTATAGCCGCCATTCGGCACAGCGAAGATTGTGCCCAGGCGCGAATCACTTCCCGCCATGACTCGGCACCAGTTGAAATATGCGATCTGCTGTTCTGATTCGGTCAAAGTTCCATCCTCTCAAATATCTCCGCTAGGACATCAGCCCCAGCAGCCACACGAAGTTTGTCAATGGCGCGCACCTGGATCTGCCTGATGCGCTCGCGACTGTAGCCGATCAGGATTCCAACGTCCTCGAGTGATCTGCCATCTGACAGACCATCGAAGCCGAAGCGCAGACGAAGACATGCAATCTCACGGTCCGTCAGTACTTCCATTACTTTCCGCAGTTGCGCGTAAAGAATCTCTCTGTCTAGACGGTCACCGACAGGAGGTTCACCTGATGGCATAAAGTCGTATCGGCTTTGGCCGTACGCGTTCGCTTCATCGATGCTCGAGACCAGCTTCACATCGTGCTGGAGGATCTCTGTCAGCGACTTGACATCGAGTGATTCAATCTGCTTGTGGAGGTATCGCGGGTAAGTGTGAACGACCTCACGGACGTACACTAGCAGTTCCGCCGGTGTTGGAGTCTCACCGTGCTTGACGATGTACTCTTGGCGCGACACTCTGATGTGAGACAGTTTAGCGATGGCGTGTGACGGTAGACGAATATCACGACCACGACTCTCGACACCTCGACCGACAGCCTGTCGGACCCAGTTGGTCGCGTACGTCGAGAAGCGATGACCGAGTGACGGGTCATAGCGCTGGACCGCGTGATGCAATCCGAGCATTCCATCGGTGATCATGTCTTCATGTTCGCAGCCACGGCCCCTGAACTTCTTCGCGATGGCGCTAACCATGCGGACGTTGTGATTGATGAACTCAGCGGTCGCTTTGTCTTTGTCTTTGTCAGTGCCAGCCTGGACCATGCGCCCAAGAAAGAACTCCTCCTCGGGCGTCAGAAGTCCAGTGGTGCTCGTGCGTCTACTGCTTCGATACTGTGACCAGGTATTGATGGTGTCAGTCACGAGCTTGCATCGCCTGGTGAGCACGGTGATCCGGACTGTTCGGAGTGTCCCAGTCTGAGGCCATCATGCATGCGGTCCAGACAGCACCAACGACCAGGACGAATGTCCCGACCACCTGGATGCGACGCTGTGTCCGTTTACGTTGCTCGCGATTGAGCTCACGCTGTGAGCAGATTGAGCAGATCCGATAACCACGGCCATAAGGCACGGAGTTCGTGCGATGGCATTCGATGCATGTAAGTTTGATGTTTCTTGTGTCCATTGTCCTAGTCCTATTCTGTCTATTGCGGGAGAGTCTGTCCTGTACGCTTGCACAGGATCCACAGCTGCACTTCGTATTCACTGCGACCGATTGCATCAGCGATGCGCTTGACGGTCGACTGTCTGACAGCATAAGCGCCGGAGAGCATCCGACACACTGCCGATTTGTGGATGCCGAGTTTCTCAGCGATATCCACCTGTGTATGTCCGTAAATCATGTCGTTGTTATACACACAGTTGACACAGTATGTCAACTAGTGCTAGGATGTTCGTGTGATTGGACATCACACAGAAGGAACAGGAATGGACGAACGAATAGAAATGAAGTGGAAGTGTGGACACACTGAGACTCACACATTTGGATACACGACCAACGACATGAAGGCGAAGATGCGCCTCATGGCGTCGACGCTTGGAGTCTGCATGATGTGCAGCACACAAAAAGCAGCTGACGATCACTGGACGCAGATGCAGATTCTGCTTCGGCCACGCACCATCGTGATGACTGGATCACAGCGACAGGTCGAATGGGCGCGTCAGATTCGCGCATCGATGTATGACAGTCTCGCTGTCATACATGACCAGCTGCGCCTGGCGCATCTCGACCAGCGTCAAGAATGGGGAGCGATTGTGATCGCACTACGACCCGTGCTCGAGGAGCTGCGCCGCTGGCGCCTGTACACGTACGCTGGTGACATCATCGAGCATCGCAACATAACATGGTCCGTGATGTTTGGAGACGCTTTGAATAGGGCAGGATTAAGAATCAAGGGGTTAACGAAATGACAATGTCAGAAACAATCGGTGCAATCGCACCAGCGCTGGTCAAGGCCCAGGCTGAGATCAGGCCAATCACGAAGGACAGCACGAATCCTGCGTTTCGCTCAAAGTACACTTCGCTCGATGCCATCATGGAGGTCGTTCGACCAGTGCTCGCGAAGAATGGTTTGATTGTTGTGCAGTCGGTGCTGGACACCATTGACGGTGAGCACAGCATCAGCATCACGGTCGAGAGTCGTGTCATCCACAGCTCCGGTGAGTGGATCGCTGGTGTCGTGCAGGTCCCTGTGATGCAACAGACCAGCCACGGATTTGGCAGCGCACTCTCGTATGGTCGACGATATAGCCTGAGCGCGCTCCTGTCGCTCGCATCCGATGAGGATGACGATGGCAATGGAGCGATCCAAGCTCAACAGGCACGTCCACAGATCAAGCCAGGACCGCCACAACAGACCACGCTGCGTAAGCTCGCACCAACACCGAAGCCGACGGCTGGCTATCATAATGGTTCACACTTTGTAATTGGAGAAGAGGACCCTAACGCATGACGAAACTAGTATGGATAACGCCCGATGCCGAGAGTGTCATCGGGTATTGCGCCAGGGTATCGAACCCAGCGAACCAGGACAATCCGGACGTCACTCGCTTATTGCGATACTGCGTCGGTCACGGCCACTGGTCAATCTTCGAGATGGCGTCGATGTGCATCGAGGTCAAGACCACGAGAGCGATCGCCGCGCAGCTGCTCCGACACAGATCGTTCTCGTTCCAGGAGTTCAGCCAACGGTACGCCACCGTGGTCGAGGACATCGATGTGCCAGAGATGCGCCTCGCTGGCGCTCACAATCGCCAATCAAGCCTGCCACTACCGAAGATTGAGGAACTGACCAAAGAACAGCAGGACGCGCTGTATTTGGTCGGTTCATCAATAGAGTTTGCGACCGACGTGTATCGCGATTTGCTCGCGCATGGCATGTCTGCGGAGACTGCTCGTATGGTGTTGCCGCTGTGCACTCCCACCACGATGTACATGAGCGGGACCATCCGCTCATGGATTCATTATGTGCAGTTGAGGACACGTCCGGACACGCAGTTAGAACATCGCGACATCGCCCAGGGAGTGCAGAACATCATGCTAGAACACCTGCCTATCACGATGGCGGCGCTCTCGTGAAGCTCTCTGACATGATGCCGAATGCAGACCTTCCTCCTTGGACTGAATACCTTGAAGCATGGGAGAAGGAACACAAACCCGTGTATCCAACATTTGACGAATGTCTGCACGAGTCTACTGTCATGACACAGAAGATAGATAGTATCGGTCGAGATCACTATTATGTTCGATGCATGACATGTGCACGTCGAGCAGGCACCATCAAAAAACGCGAGGCACTGAAAATGCTTGCTGGCGTTGTGCCACCGGACGATGACCATATAACGACAGAGGTTCGTGACAATAATATTTACTACCGCATACGATCTGAGTTACGTGCGGAATACTTTCGATTGTCATCTGAATATCCTCAGAAGCTCATCGAACAAAGAAGCATTTACTATCGAAGATATTTGAAAACAGCACGATGGAAAAAGCTCGCAGCAGCTGTGTTCGACCGTGACAATAACACCTGTCAGTCATGCGGTTCGACTGATTTCCTGCATTGCCACCATAATACCTATGTTCGCCTTAGCGTGGAGGAGATGAGTGATCTCATAACTTACTGCGCCAGGTGTCACAAAAACCATCACATTGATCAAGATATGGAGCGCAAACGCGAACGACTATGGCGAGAAAATCAGCTGACAATCAACCAGCAATTGAGCGAGTAGAAGAAAAGAAAGAAGGACTCCTGTGGCTCCTGAAGGCAAATGAGCACGAGATCCTGGAGCGCCTGAATCAGGATGGCGCGCTGATCTTCATCCACCCTGCGCTTGATGGGATTGTAAGTTTCCGCATCGAAGAGAATCCAGCACATGATCAAAAAGTGGTGCATGTCTGGCGGTAAATGTATATTGTGTTTGCCGGTGCTCCCACATCGGTGAACGAACAACTAACCAAACAGAAGATCAGGTGAACGCATGCACCTGGTCTTTTGGTTTGTCAGAAGTTGACGAAGCCAAAGCCGCCGAACTTCCCGAACTCGTGCCAGTTTCGTTTCTTCGCATACAAGCCATCGCCATCACGCTCGACTGAGAGTTCGTCGCTTGGCTCCGGTGAAGTGTTGCCTTCGACGGTGTATACACCCCACTCCTCGACCTTCGTGACAATGCCGATGTGAGCGATGCGGGAGAGAGCCGAGAAGTAGAACAGCGCCAGATCACCGCGCCGTGGTCGCTTCGTGGTCGTGCCATCACGGATATGTTGAACAGGCAGCCACAAACTATTTGCCTTGAACCATCGAGACCAGTCTGGACAATATGCCGATCTTGGAAACGTCTCATCGTAAGTGATTCCGAGCTGCGTGGCTGCTTGCTTATGCCTGAAGCGCACGTGCGCCGCGCACCAGGGAGAACCAGCAGGGACCGGAGGTTTGCAGGATGCCTGATACGCTTCGACAGCTGCTCCTCCATTCTCACCGACTTCCTGAACGCCCACATTCGCGATGGCCAGGTCTGTCGACAGTAGTGCTATTCGTCGTTCATCCATGTTGTATACTCCTATTGTCCAATCGGTTTCTAGTTCCTAGTCCTGACGCCTCCAGCACCCCTCTGGAGGCGTTTTCTTTTTAAGCGAAGGTCTCAGCGTCGTCACTGCTACTCACAATCGTGATGCCATTCGTGGTATGCGTGTAGATGATGTAAATCACTCCGAGGCGCCAGTAACACGCGAGCTCGTCATCAGCAACGCTACCTGTCACGACGTTGGAAGCAGCTGTGATGACGTTGCCCATCGGATCACGCTTGACGCGCTGGATGTTGCTTGATGATGTCCTGAAAAAGATGTACTCCATGCCGTTTGGCGACACACAGACAGTGCCATGTGTGCCGGTCCCGATAGTTGTAGCCACTGATACTGTGTTCCCTTCGTCGCTTGTGAGGTATCGCTTGACGCTGCCATCAGTGTCATCCACGATAATGATAAGAGACATCGCGC